CATCGCCGTATGCGGCATATCGTGTTGGGTCTTCGATATGACATAAAGTCTAAGATATCTTTCCAGTCCTGATAGATGGTCGGGATCAACACCTAGCAGTCCATCACGAGACGGACGGTACACACTCACATCAAAAGCTCCTGGTGATTGTCTGTACCATAAGTCGGTCCACAGCGCCGATCGTGCGATCGAGTACCCTTCACGGTAAACTGCAGCATATGATAGCAATAGACGTTTAACCTCAAATTCCCGCTTCTGAGCGTCATCACTATACTTCCTAAACCTTTCAGGATACACCATTCGTTTAAGAATATCCTGAGTAGAAAGGGTAGGAATCCCTTTCTCCCAGTCACGACCTAGGAAATGAATAACCTCGTCGAACCTAAACTTCTGGCTCTTCGCTGGGTTAAACTCAACACCAAAGAAATGGGAAGCGAAGCCTGCAACTTCTTGTAAAGTAACATCTCTATTCGTCCACAAAAGGAGATCATCCCCTAGAACGAATATATCATGCTTGTCAACATTCATATTAAACTGATAAGAAATAGTACCAGCAATGATTATGTTAACAATACTATCGACGATCTGAGTGAAATATGAACCACTCGGAACGCCATGCTCCTTACCCAGATAGAGCTTCATATCTGGCATTACAATTGGTGTATGAATGAAGTAATTTTCCACGACATTGAAAATAAACCTCACGGTTTTGCCTGAGACTGGCTCCACCTGGTCAAGATCATACCATGACCTTAAAATGTTAAACGCCTCATGAATGAGCGTCGAATGAATGGAAGAGTCAAAAGATGACATATCAATCGAATACGCCCATTTGTTATGGTATGAGGCTGTTCTCAACTTCGAACCCAAGGCTTGAGTTGAAATCGCAAAAGCCATCGGAGTTCCGCCGCCCTTAAATTTCTCATTAAGCTCACAGGCTAAAAGACCCTCAATGAGTGTCATAGTAAAGGGATAACCCCACACAAGCCTAGTTTTACCATTGAATTGGGTTCGAGCAAAACCAAGACAAGGCTCAGGAGCTTTTTGTCGTGAGAGAATCTGCAGGCCACGCTCTAATGCTCTAATTTCACTCTCAGCTTTACTACATCCATAGTTTGTCAACCCAGCACTTGCTGATGGTTTCTTAACTATTCTCTTGACAGTGTAAGGTGTCATGGGAAGGACGTCGAGCTTTGGCTGAGAGTGAGGCCTACGGAAAGAAGCCCAAGCGAGCGCTATACCATGGTCCAACGCTGGATCCGGCCGCGGCTTTGGTATTCTACCTGGTGTGAACTTCTTAAGCGCTTCAAACAGTTTATCCACTGAGTAAATTGACCTAGGG